TGCTTCCACCAAGTACGTCTTTCGTCACAGCATCAAACCATTTTGCCAGTTCCTCGTCCGTCATGCTTCGGATCCGGTCTGCATTGGTCTTTTTCTTTTTCGCTATGTATCCATCAGGATGTATTCCATTTTTCATATTTCTACCTCACTAAATCCACGGTTTTTACTGATACTCCATCCATTTTCCCGGTTCTGTAATATTCATCCGTATCAAAAAACAGAATGCGACCATCATCTTCCCTAGCATCTTCACTTCCGGCAAGTGCAATGCTTACACCATTTTTTATCAGTGTGCTTTTTAATAGCGTTAGTGCCGCGCTTATCTCCATCTTCGTTTCTTCTTTCATATCATGCCTCGCTTTCTCTATATGGTTTCATCGTCGTCATCCAAACGATCAAGATTGTCAAATATGTTTCCGATAACCTCACAATCCTCTGAACTGTAAGCATCCCCGTAAATATGGCGGTAGAACCATCCTCTTTTGGTCAGACGCCAGCTTGCAAAATTTTGATCCCAACCAACAAGCTCTGTTGTGTTCCCGCACTTAACAATATCGTCCTCCCAAATCAGTTTGCCGTTCTTATCGTATTGCCCTGTACATCGGCAAACGGTATCTTTCAGCACTTCGACAACTGTTTTTAGCAAGTTATCTGCGTGTATTGGCTGCCCTGTTTTGTGATGTGGCAAGATGTATGGTACATCATTTACCATAAACAAAAATCCTTCCACCCATTCTCTGTTGTCAATCCGCTTGCCGCGATATAAATATCTACTCTCCATTATTTTCCCTCACTCTCTATACGGTTCCGGCAATGGCATCCACGCATTCACTATCAACTCTTCCTCAAGGCACGTTTCCGTGTCATCCCCTACATAGAAGTTGCCACCCTCATCTTTATTTCCCTCATATCTGCCAACTACAGGCAAAGAGAAGTTTTCAAATGACAGCAATATGTATTCTCCGCTCTTCGGAAGTCTCTCGCTTACCGGAATCCACCGCCCAAACTCCGGCTTTCTCGCTACTGTTCTCATGCATTCAATCATTTCCCTGCTCCTTTCCGCACCGTAGCTGATACGGCACCTCTCTGAATCTCTTAAGCGCGTCGCCGCTATAGTTGCGCATTTTTTCTTTCATACCTTTATCTCACTTTCACATCAGTGTCATTTCTGCGAATTTTAAAATCCAACCCACACTCTTCTTTCAAGATCTGTATCTGATCTTCCCATGTAGCATAATCATCCATGATGCATTCTGCCTTTTTATTGAAGCGATCAACAAATCTCTGTATGCGGCTTTTACCAAAGTCAAACTCATCGTGCAAAACCATTGCAGACAAAATCGTTACCGTGTCTATGGTATTTAATTTAATCTTGCTAACGCATTCATCTATTGCATTCTTGGGTAGCGCAAGTGGTAATTTTGTTGCGCCGCGAAAGCGGCACTCTTCTTCCAGAGAGTCAATTCCCTTCTCCTTTGCAATTCGCAGAGCATATGCCATTCCCTCTCGCCTAAGTTCTTCATCTTTATTTCTCATGAATCAGTTCTCCTTTCTTTTTCATCTCAATCGAATCGAGTTCCAAAAAGGACTGTGCATATATCTTTGAATTCATTTTCACGATCAGAAATTTGACCATCCAATTCATCGAGCCTATTAAGTAATGCTTTCTGGTATTCTTTTTCTGTAAAATCCGTATTGCGTTTTCTTCCCCTTGTTCTTATTGGAAGTTTTACATTTTCTCCGTTTTCCAATAAAATCCCAATAATTTTGTGCCTTGGGACGTCGTTTAGTTCCGCAAGAATCTCCAACTGTTCACCTTTATGCTTTGCATGTCGGTACCTGTTGCAAATTTCGCATTCGCCCATCTCCATCATTTCTTATCACGCCCTTCCATAACATTTGTTTCCGCCAAAGTTTTTTCTAATTCATCATAGTCATAAGATCTCTGATGAAAGTTATTAAATTTGTTTTTTGATCTTGTGTTGCTTTCTTTCTCCTGCTTCTCCCAACTCCTTAATGCGGCTTTCCAGTCGGTTATTATTTCTCCATTACGTTTCCAACCTATTGATTTGTAGTAATCAATAAATGATTCTGCGCTAACACCATTCTTCCTCTTACGGCAATAATCAGCCACTTCCGCCAATGACGGTATGCACGCTTCAACTTCTTTCCCCGGCGAGCATCCTGCGCTCCTTATTGCATTCACTCCGGAAAAATTTTTTGAAGCATCGAATGTGTATGCGCCATTTCTTTTCGTATAAAGCATTGATTTTTCTTCTGCATAATTGGTTGGCTTATAACGGTCTTTTTGAATGCAGTTATGTAATTTCCAATGTTTTATGACAATAACATTAGATCCTGGAAAAGTAAGAACATAATGTTTGTCAATGAGAATTTGCAAGTCTTCCTTTGAAGCCTGGCACTCTCTTACTGTTTTATTGGCGCAGTCAACAAAACCATCGTCATCTGCCCGTATGCATAAATGAAAAAACAACCCCTGCGCTGTGAGCGGCATGTCAAGAAAAGCATCTGACGTCACTAAATCTATACGAAACATCCGCTTACTTGCCATAATATCTCCTTCAAGTTCCAAAAAATTATCACTTTTCTACTTCCAAAAGCTCAATGACACGCGATCCTGCATCTTCCGGTCTGCAAAAAACAAATTTCACGCCGTACTTAAGCTGCATTGTCAGCATTGCTTTTCCAAGGACTTCCCCGCTTGTTGGCGGTGCCTTTGGAAGCGGTACATTCAACCACTTTCCAATACCATGCATGTACTTTATCTTGTTGTATCTATCAAGCCTTGGATTGTGCCAATGAAAAACGTCTTCAATAGTTTTTATTCCATCCATGTTCTCAACCAAAACATACAGTGCTATATTGTTGTTCTGCGCCAAAATACACTCGTCTCGGAACCTTGGATGCTGTTTTCCGCAGACGTTTCCCGTAATCTCCTGCATGTCCTTCTTAGTATCTACAGCAACCTTGTAGCTTCCAATAAAGTCCATCTTCTTAACTTCCATCTTTCTTGCTGACTTTCGTCTTATAACGTCAAGAACGGTTTCTTCCGCGATAACATAATCTCCAACTGGAAGAGGTGCTCGTAGCACCTCTATGTCATTACGATCAAAATAGCGATTCTTAAGTATGTGCTGACCCTCTTTCTGGCCTTTGTCCTCGATCAATAACATACATATCTCCCTTCCATTGATTTATCCGAGTCATTTTTAAGTAAAAGGTAACTCTTCATCAATTCCATCCGGAATATTCATAAAACCATCCGAATCTGTCATAGGCTGCGGTTTGTAACTTCCGTTGTCCTGCGAAGCCTGTTTGCTCTCTGCAAATTCACAGCTTTCGATCAAACACTCATTGGTGTACACCTTATTACCGTCTTTGTTGGTGTAACTTCCGGTCTGCCAGCTTCCTTCAATTACAAGCTTTGTTCCCTTTTTGCAATATTTTTCAAGAAACTCTGCTCTTTTACCAAACGCAAGACAATTGATAAAATCTGCCGTTGGCTGTCCATCCTGCTTAAATTTCCGGTCAACCGCCAGAGTAATTCTACCGATAGCTGTTGACTTCTCGCCCTGCGACCATCTTACTTCCGGGTCTTTGGTGCATCTTCCCATTAAAATCACTTTATTCATTCACTTATTCCTCGCTTCCTTAAAACGGGTAAAGGTTCATATCGACCTCTAATCCACGTTCCGCCACGTAAACATCTGATCCATATTTAACTGTTTCTTCTGTCTTTTGTTTGAATAATGCCGAATCTGCTGATTTATCTGATAAGTGAATTAGAACAACATTTCGCAATGCCGGATTATCGTTAGTAGAAATAAATTTAAGCGCCGTTGGCAGGCTCATGTGACCTCTTAATCTGTGCTCGTAATTTGGCTCTTCTCGGTTCACAAACTGCATATCGTAGTTGGCTTCCACCATGATGTGATTAATGTCCTTAAATCGCCATTTGACGTATTCTGTGTCTGTTGCATACACAAGGCTTCCCATATCTGGATGCGTAATGTAAAACCCAACGCACGGACACTCTGAACCGTCTCCGTTGTTATGTAGCCATCTTCCAGATTTATCACGGTTTTCAAATGCTCTTATGTCAAAATTTCCTTTTCTAAAACGCATTTCAGAATCTTTTATCGGCTGTCTGCATGGTTCAAAAACAGGAATGCCAGCTTGCACATATTGTAAGCTATAAAGACTATGGTCAGTATGGAAATGGGTAGTAATCACAGCCTTAATTTTCATCACATTGAAATCCAGTGCTTTCTTGACTTCCATGAATGGCAACCCAGCTTCGATTATCAAGGCTTCGTTTTCATTCTCCAGAATGTAGCAGTTGCCGGATGAACCAGAACCTAAAACTTTAAGTCTCATTAAAGAACTCACTCCTCACATCAATAATCTGTCTCGTCTGTCCCAACAATGCCCTATTGTGCTTTGCTCTCTGCTCATTGTCACAGATAAATTGCTTGCAAATTTCTGGTCGAACCGGATAGATTCTGCATTTCTCGCAACTCTTATCCGTATCAAGAAAAGGGCATGTCATATCATACGTTCTATTCGCAGTGGGAAGAAGATGTTTGCACTCTTTGATATGGTTCTTACAAATATATCTGCGAATGGTATCTACTTCTTTTCTGCTCATTGGTAAAAGATTGGAACAGCAGTTACCGCATTGGCTACATTTCCCATCTTTGCAAAAGTTGTAAATGTTATCTTCCATGCCTTTCTGTACGGATTCTAAAAATGATATAACTTCCATATGCTACTCCAATTCTTCCTCTGCAGGAAAGTGAAATACTCCACTCAAACCCATAGTAAGTTTTTCGTCAATTCCATCTGGCGGTGTCTGCCCCATCTTTACAAGATTATGGCACATATAAGACATTCTTAATTCTTCCATGGCTTCTTTTGCTTTTTCTTCCGTGGAATATTTAGCAATTTCAACGTCCTCAGTAAGATGTTCCATTAAGTAAATGCTTTTATCGTTTCTCGTAATAATTACCTGTTCATACGGCAAATCAATCGTGCCGTCCTGCGAAATAATTCTCATATAACCTCCTACTTCAAGAAATCCGGCACGTCATCATCATCTGCAACTTCTGTCTCTTCCATCTTTGGCTCTTCCACAGTTTCTGCAACTTCCGGCTCAACAGGGAAATCCTCTGTATTAGCGTTCTCAGATATTTCATGTTTAACCTGTTCCTGCAAATCTTCCATCGGATATTCCTTGAAATCGTTGTCCTGCATTTCTTCTTTTGTATAAAGACCCATCGTCAATTCCGGGCAATTCAGACTTGAGAAGAAAGATGCCGCTCTGTAACGAAGCATTAACTGTGGCATGGTTTTCCACTTACTACCGTTCTTACCAAGCCATCCCTCGGCTTTAGCCATTTCCATGTCCACGGTCATACCCTCAACTCTACGACCATTTTTCGTAGTCCAAGCAAGACACGAATAAGGCTTTCCATCCTTATCTTTGGTTTCCTCGAACTGTAATTCCATATCGAATTTGCCGGAATTATTGATTGCCGCAATCAGAAACTTTGAGCTCCAAGACGGTCTCCCCTGAATTACATACAGATTCTGCATAACCATCAGTGGGCTTACTCGCAGTCTCTGCGCCTGCTCAATAGCAATCAGACAGTTTGCATCGTTCTTCTGGAATGTTGCCGGAACGATAGTTGAACTCGCCAACGCCTTTGCCATCTGCATAGCCATAATGAAATTATCTGATGTTCCAAAAATTCCAAGGCTATAGTCTGTAACCTTGTTGTTGCTGTGTGCAACCTCTGTCTTTTCGTCTGTCTTTGCTACTGCTGTGTTCTCTGCCATAATTATTTTTCCTCACTTTCTTTCCTTATTGCTTTTTTAAATGCTCCATTTTTAAGAAATTTCAAAACAAGATTGAGTTGCATATTCTTGAAAACCTCTATGTGCTTTGTACTGTGATACCACATTACCCATTCCTGTTTCAAAAGTTCCTCAATGCTTGTAATCTGCTCACCCTCTGCGAATTTTCGCTGACTTAAAAGGTATTCCCTGTGTTTTTGAATGTTCTCACATTTTGCGCACTCTTCGGAAGAATACCTTGAACAATGCTTTCCGTTAAGGTTTATAGACAATGCACAATATCTACATGGATTAACTCTCATCGTCACCACCGCTTTCCTGTTCCTCATATTTCTTCACAACTTCCACCTTATCAGCACCGTAGGTCTCTACCCACTTCATATCCACGGTTTCATCCGTAACTTTCAGCTTTGCGCCTTTGGAATTTAAAACCATGTCTCCGGCTTTTACATCGTCTGATGTAGCAAATATATATGACCGGCTCTGGTTTGGATATTTTGCTTTTATGTAATTCATTCTGATACCTCCGCAATCTCTCCATTTTCAATCGTATACCAAGTATCCGGCTTGATATCGTCACCGTTTACCTGCACCATCTTTGCACCGTTAAGAACCCATGCACTCTGGTTATTTCTGTCATATTCCGGATTATCTTTTGAGCCAGTGTATTCCCAGTCTGCAAAAACAAGAAATGCCCCAAGAACGCCCTTGGCTTTTGATTTGTAACCCCAAGCAACAGCTACTACATCCTTGTCTTCTGCCGAGGATGCTCCACAGTATCCGGTTGCCGAGGATGCTCCACAGGTGCCGGTTGCCGAGGATGCTCCCTTGTATCCGGTTGCCGAGGATGCTCCCTTGTATCCGGTTGCCGAGGATGCTCCACAGTATCCGGTTGCCGAGGATGCTCCATAGTCTCCGGTTGCCGAGGATGCTCCACAGTATC